CCAATTTTTATTTTAGTTTAACAAATGAGCTCACAGCATGAAAGATTCCCAAAGAGATTTTCTCCAAATAAAATTCCTCCCCAAGCAGGGCAGATTCCTTAAAACTGGATAAAAATCCACATTCTACAAGAGCCGCTGGAACCAGCGTATTTCTGAGTACATAAAACTCCTTTTGCTCCTCTGTCATGGTTTTCAAGCCACGATCTTTAGCCCCGGAGGATATCAACAAGTTCTTTTGCAAAATGTAAGCCAGAACTACGTTGGACTCCCAATTAAAAACTCCTACATTATTTGGGTACCAAATCTCTAGCCCCTCAGCAACTCCTCCAGTCGAAGAATTACAATGTATGGATATGAAAGCATTGTAGAAACCAGAGTTTGCTGTCTTCACTCTTTGCTCTAAAGATACAAACTCATCTTTGTCTCTAGTCAACCCAACAACAAACCCAGCTCTTTTTAGATATTGTTGTACTTTCAAAGCTATGTTAAGGTTGATTGTTTTTTCCAAAAGACCGTTGATTCCAACAGCTCCGCTGTCTGAGCCGCCGTGGCCCGGGTCAATACAAACTCTCATGCTACTTACCCAGGGGCTGTTTGGTAATAACTCGGAGGATCAAGTTGATGAGTACAATTATTGACCCCTGCTCTTCTGCGCTCAAGTCTAATCCAACTAGCGATTGGGAAAAAAGGCCGGCCAGCAGGATTATATTGACCCAAATAGTTTTTGATTGATACCACTTTTTAACTTCCATACCTAGCTCCTCTCTTGTGTTATTCGTATGATTTCATCCAGCTTTCTTGAGTTGATAAGAGATGTTTCCAAAACTCGGGAAACATCGGTTTCTATCTTACAAATGCTTTGGCGTTGAGCTTGTAGCCATTCTTGTTGATACATAACAGCGTCATGAGATACTTGACTGGGTTGAGATTTTTTGTGATTGGAAAGTTCTTTTATAACGCTGTATAATACCCAAAGAGCTACAATAGCTACCCCATACTCTCCAACATTTTCAGTCAACTATCAACCACCTCTCATCATTAGGATTTTTCCATTCTCCCAAAATACTTTGTATCCAAGCATTTCTCCGATAGCCCGAAGAGGAACCATGACCCGATTGGTTTCTGAATCAATCTTCAACTTTGTATGCATAGTCCATTTTCTTCCATCAATTTCCACATCTTTAGACCCAACAAAAAACACAATCTTATTTGCTTGTTGAATAGGGAGAATCAAATCCACACTAGACATGGATTCGGGCCAATACCTGTATCCCAAATCCTTATCTACCATCCTGAAATAGTCGTATGGAATCCAACATCTTCCTTTGTCTCCCCAAGAAGAACCCCAACTGTTTTGAACCCTGAAAAATCCAACATGACCGTTCTTTTCTCTCGTATCGTCATATCCTATTACCGCTATGCCGTGCCCTCCCAGATATGTTCCTCTGGGTATAGGCACATAGCCCTCTCCATCAACTCCTTCCACAAAGCTCTCTGTAACTAATATTCCCCCGAGAACTGGTTGATTACAAGAGAGTTGGAATTTAATTTCTTGTTCGGTTTGGGCTAATGCGTACCCTCCTATAACAAACTTCAATCCTTCTTCTCGCAAAGAATCATTCATTTTTGGAAGCTCAGGCCAAGACATAAGCGAGTAAGGAAAACTGCCCTCAAAACAAATTCCCCTATTTTTCAGTACAGACATTACAGCTTTTAGAGTGGTGCCTTCAGAATCTTTATACCCATCAATCTCTTTTGCTTCTGAGTACAAATGTAGTGGGCTAAACTCATAGTCAGCTCCCGGATAATTTAATGCCTCTTGAATCCCTTTGATACAAACTCCGGCAAAGGCCACACAAGTTCCAAACTTCCCTTGGTCTCTGACTTTAGGCAATAGGTGATCCATATTATGGTAAAGCGGTAATTCGCTTGGTAATGAGTATAAATTACCGACCCTCCAGTCACGATAGTCTGGAGTTGCGGCAATCAGCCCTGACTTAAATATCATAAATTCTCCTCCGCTATTCTACATCAAGTTGCCAATAAACCTGTAGCTGATTGGCTAAACTGTTGTTACCTTCAATCAAGAGATTGTATGAGAATGGTATATCCACCTCTTGCTGATCTCCAGAAGACAAATTGGTAAAAGCTATGGTGGAAGTGCTGTTAGCAGAATAGAAATTTATTGTAGGAAGATACAGAGAACTTCCATCAGTCGAGAGTTTACCCACGCTAAAAGTCGAGCCATCAATGCTTATGCGAATTGCGGGCATAGCCGCCCCTGCGGCATGAAGCTCTGCCCCGATCCTTTTCAAAGAACCCCTGCCCCAATAATCGAGCAGACTTACCCAAGAGCAAGTTCCTGCTCCCACATACCCCGAGTCAAATGCTTGAGTATATGTGTCTTTCTTTGCCTGTAGGAGCAAAGGCATAGCAATTATATCAATCATAATGTCCTCCTCCTACGATCTACTAACTACATCAAGTACATAATACACATCAATTTGGCTGGTGGCCGTTTGATAAGCTCGAATGGTTAAATTGCTACGGAAATTTAAGTTGAGTTTGCTCCAAGCTCCGTCTGTAGTCATAGCATCTGCCGGAGTAGTTGGAATTTGATATATGCCGAAATGTGGATAGTATGTGGCTGCGGCTTTATCGGAGAAATACCCCAAACAAACGGTAGAGCCATCAATAACAATCTCTATCATTTGTCCCGTTGTACCTGCTCCGCTGAGTGTGGCCCAAAGTTGTTTTAGACAACCCACTCCATCATAATCTAAAACCGTATTCCACGCCGGGGCAGACCCAGACAGGTCCACTAGCTTTGTTGTGCTTGTAGTTCTAGCCATAGAAAGTCTGGCTACAAATGGTAGTAAATTTCCCATTATCCCACCACCGTTCCGTAGGACACATAAGCTCCAGACCAAGTAACATCCACATATTGCCTAATTCCTCCATCAGCTCCATCTGACGGGGGCAAATAGAAATATATGCGAGATACCTTCCCAGCCGTGTAGGAGTTGGTTATAATCCCATTATCGCCATATATTGTGTGGTATAAAGCACCAGAAATTCCACTCACGGCATGAAAATTTATATTTCCTGTACTTGCGCTCCAAGCTCCAGAACCAGCCGACCGTTGATACACTGGTTGAGCCGCTAAACCAGAAGTTGAATTGCTACCCTTGATATGGGCGTGGTTAGTTCCATCTCCTGCTTTGGCTATTTTCAAATAGTAGTACGTTGAAGCAGTCAACCCAGAGTAGTTTATGGGTATGGATATATACGCCGCAGAAGCGTCAATAAATTCCTTTGGAATCACGAATGTAGCCAGGGCAGTTCCTTCTAACCCCGCAACAGGATCAAACCCGGAACTCATAAGAGATACAGTCAAATCTTCCCCAGCACCATCTATTCTGGCCTCAAGCTCGACCCGAGTGAAATGGCAAGATGTGGTTGTAACCCTTACAGCGTATTCATAGGAGGATAATGCCGCTGAGTCTGTAACTCCACCAGTGTAGCTGTCGAACCAAGAACCCTCAAACAAGTTTGTAAAGTTTTGTATTGTGAGTAATTGATTCATGTTTGTGGAGTTTACTGTATCTACACCATCTTTGAAAGCATACAAATATCGTCACCCCCTAAGCCGCCGCAAATGTAATAGTTATTTCAGCCGTCAATAGCTGGACGTTGGTTTTTGTTACTCCAGCACCTTCCACCAATCGGCAAAGTAAATCTCCAGAGTCAGCGTCAGCTGTACCCCATAGAAATACTCCAAACTCGTACCAAGTTCCAACGGCTTCTGAGGCTAAAAAATAAGCCCGGAACTCCACGCTGTTGCTGGAACGATACCTGGTAACAATTGGACGTCTACCAGATTCTGCTCCCAGAGTATCGTCCCCAGCCGCCGCCGCAGTATTATCTGTCCCCCAAGCGATTCTTATGTCGCAATCATTGGACTCTTCATTAGACAATAGCTTGGCTAAAGCTTCAAGACCGCTGGATGTAACGAGATTGTGTTTTTCCAACACCAGTTCTCCGTCGAGAAAAAATCTCCAATTACCTGATACTTTTAACATATTGGTAGCCCCCCAAACTATGAGGAATTTACTGCTGTAAATCCCATAATCGCATCTGCGTCACCCATTTTATAGTATTTGGGAGTTCGGATCAAATATGAGCTGGCCGAAGTTATTGAAAATGTGCCGCCAGTCATCGTCTTGAATTTTTGAACGTAAGCCGCATCCTTGTCTTTGCTGTCTTTTTTAGCAGAAAGAATTGCTTTGAATACATCCTCCAACCCTTTAATTCTGCCCCCAAATTCTACTGTGTATTTCCAAGTCTTACCTTCGACCCTTTGAGACACTCGTTGAACCACAAAATAGTTGTCTATTCCTCTTGACGATATGTTGATATAGACAACTTGTCCGGGCTCAAATCCTCTTGTATATGTCTCAAAACTGCCTTTAACTTTTGGGTTTGAATATTGTCTTAAATCCTCTTCTGCCCTCATCTCAGCATCACGGTTCGAGTTCAACGATTCATCCACGATTATGTGTTCGTAAATACCGTCACCGCCCTCAGCCGCCGCAATAGCTTGTTGGCTGGTTTCATCCTCTTTCATGGCTATTACCGGGAGGTCAAATTTGAACTTAAAAGCCATAGTGACTCCAGCCGCTGGGTATGGGCTTGGGGCTGTATCATGATCCGACATTCTGACTGTCTTCTCGGTTGTGTTATACATATAGTCATAATCATCTTCATTGTCTATATTCTCTTGACCTACAGTTTGGAGTATGCCCCCAACTTCTAAAGTCAATTCCTTGGGAGGATATGGCATAGTCCAAGCCTTGGCTAGCCCGTCAGCAACGATCTCGTGAGTGTACTCGTCAGAAAGGTAGTATGCCCCTTTCACGTACACTCTGTTTCTTAACTCTTGAGAATCCAATTGATATTTGAATTTGTTACAGTTAGAAGCGGTAATTGTTTCCGGGGCAGTAGCAGAAGCTGTATCTGGTTCAAAAAAGTGTAAGTCTTTAGCAGAATCTATATACCAAGACCAACCTACATACTCCGCTAGAGCCGTCAAGCAATCGCTCATGTGCTTATAGTCAAACACTTTTCTTTCTACTTGTGGCCCATTGGTTTGTACGTTAGTTGTTGTAAACTCATCTGCATATTTTGCTATTAAATCCAGAACGATCTCATCCACTTTAGTATTGGTGTAAATCTCTTGAACCAATTTTTTGTCGAGAGAATATGTGTAATCCCTACAACTTACGTGCCAATAGTCAGAGTCACGATCTCTTGGGTCTTGCTGTACTTGATCCACAATTCCACAGAAGTATCTGTAATTTACAGTCAATGGGTAATAGACAAATATGCCCCTGGGAGGAAAAGATGCGCTGGCCCCCACTCCCGGGCTATACAACATGCTAAGCCCATGAGCTGGAGCTGAGGAGCTATCATAATAATACAAATGCTTGCCCTCAGCGTAAGAATCTGTACCAGACCAAAAGCCTGCATAATATCCAACACCCAAAGCCGTTCCTTTGGCTATAATAGCATAGAATCCTGGTCCCAAACGTAAATCATCTGTTAAAGTTAGAGAACTGTATCCACCGGAGTATGTCGGAGTGCCCGACAACAACTCAGTCTCCAGCGTGTAATCTCCGCTAGCAACTTTCCAAAAGTACACCGTAGTGGCCGCAGAATCTGTCTTAATTCCAATTTGGGATACCCTTACATCACTTAATACCTCAAGCATCAGCCCCCGATAATTGGATGTAATTTGGCTGGTAGGAGTGCTACCAGCTATCGGATAGAGTGTAGCCACACTCCCTTGAGTTTCATCTCTCAACAAAAACTCTTGTCCTCTAGCTGGCTCATCTCCGTCTTTAACATCGAAGGAGGCAGAGTTGTTACGGTTGTCTGTGGCTTTAGTGGCCGAAAAACCCTTCAGCCTCATAATATCGTCATTGCGATTGTATCCAGCTATTCTAAAAACGTCAGACAACTTTACCACCTCACCCCAGCAGTTACCAATCTCCTATACATTACATCCACAACTTCATCTGGGTCTGGTCCATAGATATTTACAGTGATATTATTGCCACCGCCATACCTGTCGAGAGGAACCACCGCCTCAGCCCCGGATTCTCCGATTAAAGCCAGCGTTGGTCTAGTAACAATTCCTCCTCCAGCCATAGCCGGTACAGTAACAATTCCTCCTCCGGGCAACACCGAGCCCATGGAAGTCAAATCCTGTATCGCTTTGGATAAATCCTCTTTTTTGTTGGCTATACCAGCCATGATTTGCATGATAAGGGATTCGCCTATGCCTATGCCGCCTTTGGATAATTCTCCAAGTTTTTCCAGCGTATCATCTTTCAAGTCTGATATTTTACCAACAAAATCTACTGCGTACCCAAGCAGTTGTTCGTTGGTCTTTAATCTTAGAGCTTCGATTTCAGCATTTGTTTGCTCTTTCAAATCAACTAATTCCCCAACGGCTTGTACTTTTGCAAGTTCATGCTTGTCTTTCCACAGCTTTTGATAGCTTGTAAGCTCCTCGTCAGTCATGGATATCAGAGCCGCTATTTGGGGCTGTGCGTTTGGTCCCATGTCTTGAATTTCTTTCAATAGCCCCTCGGAGATTCCTTTGCGGGCTAACTCCTGAACTTGGCTTCTCCACGTAGCTAAAGCCATGACTTGCTCTTTGAGATTGGAAATAAGTTGGTCTCCAGATATTTTAGCTGTTTTGGGTATTTGTTCGAATAGCCCCACCCAGCCATATAGAGCTTGTTCCCTGGAGGACAGTTGTCTTACATATTCTTGGGTGAATTGAGCTTCACCACTAGCCAATTTGTCTAGAGCAGAAGAGATATTGTTATTGTACTCCTGCGTTAAATTAGTTACAGCTCCAATAACTTCTGAGACTACGCTCAACGCTTGATCTTTTACTTTATTGGACGTTCTAGCCAAGCCTTGAATTAAACCAGCAGACAATTGTTCTCCGATCTCTGCAAATACCTTCGATGGAGATTCAATACCAAACGCCTCATTGACCCAATCTTTAATGCCTACCGCCCAACCCCAGATTTTATCGAGTAGCCAGCCGCCCATACTAGACAGCCCATTCCAAAGACCCTCAACCAGTTTTGACCCCCACTCAATAGCCGTAGCTCCAAGCCAAATAAATGGCTCAGCGATGGTCTTTATAATCGACCAAATACCGCCCACTAGCCACTCTAATCCATCAAGAATCAAGCCGCCATACTTCAAGAATGTGGCTTTTACATCCTCCCAATGCTTGATGATGTAAATCAGCATAGCTCCGAATGGACCAGTTGTAAACAAGAGTATGGTGGCCCCCCACTCTTTTACCCACTCAATAATTCTGGTAATTGATTGGGAGAAATGTGTTTTTATATCGGTCCAAAGACCAGAGAAGAATGTTTTAATTGGCTCCCAATTTCTGTAGATTAAATACGCTGTTGCGGCCAAAGCCGCTCCAGCCGCTATCCAAGGAGCCATAGCCAAAGCCGTAGCTGTAATTGTAGGTAACATAGCTACAAATTGCGTGTACGCCGCAATCAGCCCCGGAACGAGCGAACCGATCAATGCACCGCCTAGAGCAACGATACCAGCTTGAACTTTGGGATCAATTAGAGAATCTATGGCCGCTTGTAGCCCAGCTTCTTTAATAGTGTTTGTAATTCCAGCCAAGTCTTTAGCTATGCCTTGCATGGCTAAGCCAAATGCTTGTACTTTCTCGGTAACATTGAATGCGCTCATTAAGCTCTCGCCAAAAGCGGTGACTACAGTCTTTACGTTGTCTGTTACGGTAGATACCGAGCCCAATAAGGTTTGTGACTGCTTTTCCATCATTCCGCCAAATTGACTGCCTTCATTGGTAAGTGATTTCACAGCTTCTTGTAAGTCTTTGAAACCAATTTTACCGTCTGTTACCATTTGTCTGATTTGTTCCGGAACCACGCCCAAATTCTTAGCCAGTGCTTGAACTATGGGTATGCCCCGACCCTGAAATTGATTAATGTCTTCTGCAAACAACCGCCCTTGTACTTGAGCCTTGCCGTACAGTTCCGCAATCTCTCCAATAGGTGCTCCGATACCAGATGAAATATCGCCCAATCTCCGAAGCTCTGATTGTAAATCTTCGGCAGATGTTCCAAAAGCCAGTAATTTTCTGCCTGCCGCTTGTAATTCTGGAAATTCAAATGGCGTTTCAGCCGCAAATGTTTTCAGCTCTTCCAATACCGTCTTTGCTTTTTCAGCAGAGCCTAGCATAACGGAGAACGCAACTTGTGACTGCTCCATATCTCCGGCCATTTTCAAAGATGCTAATCCAAAAGCTCCAGCCGCCGCTGTGGCCGCAACCATGCCTGTAGCAATAAGCCCCGAGACAGCCGCCGCTTCACTCTTAGCCGCTTTTACAGCACTGACTGCGCTATTTAAGCCTTTTTTCAAGTCATCGGCTTTGACACCAATTGATACCCAGAGTTCTCCAATTGTTGTAGAGGCCAAATTCTCACCTCCTTGCCTGCTCCGCTTCTATGGCTTTGATTTTGAAAAGCTCCCCCCACTCCGTCAATTCGCTCGACGAAATGGAGGAGAGCAATTCATTCACGGTACAACCCAGTTGTAGAGCCAATTCAAAGTAGAATCTGCGCTCTGGGTTTAGGATGAGGGCTTTCCCAACTTATTCTCTGGATTCAGCGCACTTAGCTTCAGTGCAACTTTAGCGATTGTTTCCATGGCCGACCCCGATTTTTCACTCAATGCCTGCTTGTCTTCAGGAGTAAATACAAACTCCCCGGTTTCAGGATCAATCACCGATTGGATAATCAAGGTTGTATACAACTCCAGAGAATTGAGGTCAGCTCCTTGTAGTTGGTCTTTTTGAATTTCATCGATCAACTTGGAACGTTGAATCCCAGTAAGTTCTCTTACAATAACTTCAACGTCCCATTCCGGCACAAACACCTTTTCTTCTTTCAAGTCCATTTTTCTTAGAATTGTATCTCTCAGCCCCATAGTTAAAACCCCCCACAGTTTTAGTCAATCAAAATTTTCAAATAGATTCTAGCCAGAATTAGGCAGTTCTGCGGCCCATACTCGATGCCGCTTTGAGGTTGATAGAAGCCGTTGCAACATTACCGACCGAACCAGCGATTGGCGGATATTTTTCAATGGCTACAGCCCCATAATATTCGGGATTATTGACGCCCAGGGCTGAAGTGGTTGGACGTACAGCAATTCTCAAATCCGCAGTGGAACCAACATAGGTAAAGAAGAAGGAATCAACTGTACCAGAGGCATAGTCGTTCAACAACTCCAACTTTACACCCCAGTCAAGAAGCCCAGCAATAGAAGTTTTTGTGTTGCTCCCCATAGAAGTATTGTCTTGAAGGTCACTCCCATAGTCGATCTCCACTGATTTCACGTAGCTCGTGATTTCAAAACTCGAAGCCGACCCGATACCCATACACACATAAGCGTTCCGAAGCACTACACCAGCCATTTTTTGTCCTCCTTGTAAATTTAATTTTCCCCAAATAAAAATTATCGCTCCAGCCACAGGTGGGGCAAGCCTGCATAGATTCGTCAATCTGGCTGGAGCGAACAGTTATACGTGGGATATTCCAACCATAACTCCGATCAAATCCGTGGCTTGTCCGGTAATGGTGTAAGCCGCCCTCCAATATGCCGCACTTGTAGATACATCCACACCGTCGCCAAATACTCCTTTAGGAGTTCCGGTGCTGATTGCGAATGTAAATTGCGTGGTAGGAGAAGCAAACCCAATAGCAGTTGCGCTTTGGATAGACACCAACACCGTAGCCGTTGAAGAAGTAAGTTTGTAAAGCTCCAACACTGCATATGTTAGTTGAGTTGCGTTGGGAGCACCCACGTTATAGATTGCGCTTGTAGTCGATCTACTGGTGCCAACAATTGTGCTGGCGTCAACAATTGTTCCTCGATAAAGTTGGCCGCCAGTAGCCTTTAGATTGGCGCTGTATGCATTCAAATCTCCAACCTTACCGCCAAACTTTATATCACCTTCTGCCCCCTTGAACCAGTAAACTGGTTGCCCGGCGGCAAAAGAAGTAGGACAAACAGCCGCCACTTGATCTGATGTACTCCCGGCTTTATTCCAAGCCACGTCTTCAGATTTCCATTCGCTGTTGGTGCTATTGGCTAGAGTTTCAGCCCAACCACTTACGGATAGTCCAACCTCATACAAACCTGGGACTACAGTTTTTGTGTCTTGCCCGAACACCGTATTGTCCTGTAAATTACAGCCATAGTCGAGATTTATTTGATTGGTATAGCCACTCAAGTCATAACCGTCAACATAAACCTTACAGTTTTTTAGGACAGTACCAGCCATTTATTCACCCCCCTCATATTCAAATCCACAGTCTTTACAAATCCAGTGAAGCCCTCCCATGGTAGACATATCCGTGCGGTGTTGATGGGGGCAAACTTTTGCCTCCTCCTCCTTCGGATTTTCCAAAAGCTCTAGAATCAAGTTGATGGTATTGGCTAAGTTACTAACCAAAGCATACAACAACTTTAATTTGAAAGAGTCCAACCTATTGCACCACCGTTCTGTACCTAGTCACTAAATGTCTGGTAACGCCATCGGGATCAATAAATGTATTCACCATTTCATTGCGAATAAATATGTTGGTAAATCCGGTGCTAGTTATATTGGCATAATCCAATAGCCCGTCAATAACTGTTAAATATCCGTAACACTCCTTGAACCCCCGATATTGACTCCACACATGAAGGTTGAAAGTTATCTCAGATCCATAAATTCCCATAGTGTCGAAGCGTTCTTCAGTAAATTCGCCTATGGTTAAATATGGGAATGCTGTTTCTTCTGGAACTTCATCATAGAGTGCTGGGAGGAGTGTACTCGCACTCAATAAGCCATACACGGCTTTTTGGACGTGTAGCAGTTTAGTCTGCATTTATTTCCTCCTCCCCAGATTTTTCATCATGTCTTTAGCATCCTTCAAGAAAGTTGCTTTTTGTTTCTCCAAAGCAGGGAAGAGATATGGCTGAGCTTTGGTGCCTCTTTTTGATATGGCTCGGGCAATTACAAATTCTTTGCCGGGCATACCGTGCCTTCTGGCCCAACTGGTTAGAGCTGACGTTGGAGGAAAATGTGGCCTTGTCCCAAACTCGACGTGGGCCGCATACTCTATTGGAGCGCCAACCTGTACTTGAGTCCAGTCATGCCCTTTTACTGGACGTTTGACTTGAATTCTAGTTTTTAGCATAGCTGTATCTACAGGCACAAGTTTTATGGCGTTTGTCCTTATCTCCTCTGCGTTCACGCTAACCACGTCATAGATTTCTTTTTTGGCTGACTTAGGTATTTGCTCCAAGACTTTAACAACTTCTTCAAAGCCGTCAAAAGTAAATGTTGTTTCCATATTAACTACCCCCTTGGGGAATCTCCTCGCAGGATAGTTCCAACTCCCAATCGCTAAATTCTGGGTTCAATACCGCCAGAATTTTAAGGTATCGAGAACCCATCTTGATTCTCATCTCTGGCGTGACTCCGGACAAATACCGAATCTTGACCCGATAATTCACAGAACTTTGTATTTGATTGGCTTTGAATGCCTCATCTCCAGAAAAGTCATCTACCTTCGCCCAAACAGTAGCAAATGTGCTCCAGGCTTCTGTGTGGCCGCCCATATCATCAGAAGTTCGAGTCAATTGTTGGATGATAATTCGTTGGTCGTATTGCCCTATCGGAGTTTTTTTCAAAGCCTCACCACCCTATACGGCTCAAAGAGCTTTCTGGTTTCAATTGGAATATTCTCATCCCCTCGATTCTGATACATATACGCCACCCAACGCTTCAACCCCATACGAATGGCCGCAGGAATTTGCCCCGGATAAGTCCAACCAGCAATATACTTTACTACCATGGACTCATGCGATCTCAACTCTGAAGGCCAAACACAGCCGTTATTCAAGTAGATTTTACCGGGAGTGCTCCGAGTACTGACCGAATAATTGCTGGTGGAGAATGTGTGGGATACATTGTCTAAATCGTAGTATGATACAGAATCTACCGATTGTAGTGGGGGCAAAGGCAATTCCAAATAGCCTTTTCCTGCCGGAATCAGCGACCAAGGCCAATCAGAAGGTAGATTAGAACCGTCATATGACCCAGGAACTCCGTCCAAGGAGTATTCCCAAGTTTGCGTCAATAAAGCTCTTCTCAACTCTTTCTCAGCCATAATTCTGGCTGTTGTTATCAACTCCGCTATTAAAGCATCATCATAGTCGTGGTCCACTTTTAGATAGTCTTTAACTTCATCCAACTCTAATGGTTCTTCCACTGGCTCAACAACTAAAGTCAACGACACTTTTTCACCCCCTACAGAGTACCACTCCGATTGATAATCATGAGACCAGTAGCTACAACTTCAGAATAGCTTAATGTGTCTACAACTCTGGCTTCGTGATAAAATTTCCCCCAAACTCCGGTGGAGTGAGAAGAAGCCAAAGCCAATTTGAATATTCCTGATGTAGCCCCACTTATGGTAATATAATCTGTAGTGGTACAAGTTATGTCTGCGGCTGTACTCGACGGATGTCTCATGGCTTTCCAGGTTATAGTGGCTCCAGTCAAATCCTTGACTTCACTACTGTCCCCGGTAATTGTAAAATACACGTCTTTTTCTTCGCCCTGCCAAATTTCAAAATCTTGATCCCTGAGAGCCATTAGAATCTGCCCTCCTTGTCGAACCGGGATATATGCTCGCCAAGCAAACCGATTCTTGTAATAAATGTACCTAACAGATTAATGATGGGATGCAGTATAGCTCCGCTAAAGAGTTTGGATAGCAACGATTCTACCGACACAAGAGCAACACCTAATACTCTGGCCGTGGATTTTAGAACCGCCCCGGAGATTTTAGCTGTTGAGATAATCAATTCTCTGGATACAGCTCTGGGTACAGTTACAACCAGTTGAATGTACCCAGGCACTACTTTGACCGCCGCTTTGTGGATGTCTTCTAGCCCCACTTTTATTTGTGAACCCATATATTTTACGGAGTCACGAATCAAAATAGCAGAGTTGTCGACATAACCCACAATATCTTTTGTAGCCAAAGCCCCTCGAATAATTGACCCAGACAATTTAATGGCGCTGGATTTTATTACCTGAGAGATTCTGGTTAAAGCCCCAGAAGCGATTGCCCCCAGAGATTTTTCAACCGATATTGTCCGGGGCAAAGTTCCTTGTATAGAAGATTCTACAGACAACACTAGCCCCCGGAGGATATTGATTGCCCCTCCCAGGCTCAAGTTTCCATACACGATCTTGTAGGAACCTTTCAACAGCGACAGACTATTGTCTATATAGCCAACAATAACTTTGGTAAAAGCAAATAAGCGATCTACCAAACCATACACGGCCACTTGTTTGTATAGAGTTCTAGCTGTACTATTTACGGTTTCAATATATGGCTGTATCACATTAGACATTGCTTTTGTGACATACACTACTTTAGCCCCGGAGGATTTTATTGCAATCGTTGCGAATTTGAAAACACCACGAGATATTGCCCCAGCCAAACTTGAAGTCGATTCTTTTGCAACAGATGCCTGTCGGAGTAAGTTATTTCCAATATCCGCTCCAGCACTCAATATTTTGCTAAGCTGATTGCCCTTTAATAGCAACCCCGACAAATCTACAACAGCAGACAGTATATTCCCAATCGTTCTGACGATAGCTCCAGCGGTTGAAGCTAATGAAGTTATGGTATTTGTTGTACTTCTAGCTATGGAGTTCAGCGGTTCGATTGTGCCCGCAATATTTCTGTAGGCACCTCTCGGGCTATACCCAGAAATTTTTGAGCTTGAAGTTATGGTGTTGGAGTTAGCCCGAAGGATTGAAAGCCCGGTTTTCATTCCTCCGAGAATTGTCTTCAAGAATTGAAGCCCATAATTCGTATACCCAGTCAATTTGACTGAACCAGAGATTATGTTTGAAACAGCCCTAACAATCGAGTTTGAAGCAGAGCTGAAACCAAACTTTACTGCTTGAACCGACCTAGTTAACAATACACTGTTATTGGATTCTCCGATTTTAGATATGGACGACAATCGAAGTATTAAACCGCTCCCAGCGATCTCTGCGAGCAGAGTTTTTCCGAAAGCAAGGAGCCGGGCAACCGAAGAAGAAATGTGGGCTATTCCCCCAGTCAATTTACTCGTGACTGAGAATCTACCACACTCTAAAGTAGAAGTGGCTATTATACCAATATTAGCCACCAGAGAACGTACAGGAGCAATTTTTGAACCCCCGGATTTTATTACCGAAGCAGAAAAGCCCCTCAACCCGGAGATTTTGCTTTCAGTCGCAGTCAAAATTTTACCGGCGGTGTCTAAAATATACAACCCAGCTTTTGCTCCCCCGGAGATTGTCTTTTCATTGAGTACAGTTCCGCCAGCGGCAGAGCCATATTGGCTTAACCAAAAGCCCTTTTGCTTGTTGTGAGCCAATACCCATCACCGCCTTTTATTGGAAATATTGTTGGACTGGGTAACAATCTAAACCAATTTTGGATGTAATTTGATCGTTGCTCGACCTATACAACCAGAAATATCCATCTTTAATCATGGCTCCACCCTCATAGATTGCTCCATCATCCCAATTTCCAGAAGCTCCAAAAGGCACTGAAACGCCTTTCTTTACAAAATTCATGCCGTCTTTAGACACTGCAAAAAATATTCGGTCATAGTACCCAGAACTCCAATATACT